TCGACAACGACATCTTGAAGACTAGATAAGCTGTTTGAAACAGACGTGATTGATGCATTTAAAATCGCATTCTGATCACTGACGTAGATCGCAACATCGCCTAGATTCTGGATGTCTACATCTGCGCCCGTCTCTAAATCTAAGACATCCCCTGCCTCTACTTCTACCAGAAGGATATCTTGAGCAAGGATAGAGTTCTTAACGTCTGTCTCGCCTAGAACAGTAATCCCATCGGTGTCATATAAATCAGTACCGACGGTAGCACCAGCCGTAGCGTTATCTTCTGGCGCATTGGTAGAACCTGCAACATCAGACCATTCTACTCTTCCGACTGTAGCGAAGACTGTCGTATTGGGATCAGCGTTTGGTTCTAGGTTGGATCTAGCTTCGGCTGATGTGCCTTGATACTTTATAGCTCTGACCCAGTAATAACGAGTATCACCAGGGCTTACTGCATCCTGTCCATTTGCGAAGTCATGAACAAACTGAGTCCCGTCTGTTTCACCAATCTTTACTGCTGATGAGAAGTTCCCATTCGGACTGGCGTAGACGTAGATAGATTCGTAGTCTTTGTTATTCGGTGGATTAACCCAATCCAATTCGACGTTCTTTAGACCAGCGGTAGCGCTTAGACCAGATGGGCTAGGGACTCCACGGAATCCAGGCGTAATGTCACCAGTAGCAGTGATTGTAGAGTAGTCTCCGACAGCAGGATCTGCGTAAGACGTGGAAGAGTCTTCACGCAATGTAAGATTGACCCCACCTTCTTCACTGAAACTCCATCCTAGACACTGAAATACTTTGTTAGACCAACTTAGTTCATCAATAGAAACCTGAACCCTATCACCTACGGCAACACGCATCGCTGATAGGTTCGCAGGGAATGTGACTACTTTTTGCTGATCAGAAAGCTGGATTAACTTATTGGAAATCCGCTGCGCCATATACGATGAATTCGTCATATTTAGCGCAATTTCTTTGTCTAAGACTTCACCATTATCTCTAGTGACAGCATCCGCTAGTTGTACCTCTGGGAATTCAGTGGACTTATAGTTCTGACTAGGATCAATGAAGATTCCTTTGATCGTATTGAACCGATCACCACGTTCCAATGAAGTCTTAATCGATAATCCAGAGATCAGATCATCTTCATTCAGGCTTATCGCTGGTGCTTCGTAGATCCCAGCACGCATGACATACTTTCCATTCACGTAGGAAAGCATTCCGTTCATTGAACTTAAAATCTTGTTGATATTCGTTCTATGAGAATCAGTACCAAACAGGACACCGTTACACGTAAATCTGGACTCAGAACCTCCTGGGACTGAAACGGAAACATCGCAACCATCAGCGGCTGTGACTACCGCAGGCCAGTCAATCTTAGACGCAGCGATACCCATGCCATAATCGGCATTTATTAAATAGTCAACCAAACATAACGCTGGGTTATTATCATAGGCTATATAGCTTACGTTAGTGGTGTCTTGCCCGTAAGTCGATACAGCAGCAAACTCTAGCCGTGGATCATAGAGCTTCTTCCCTTGAACCAGAGCCTTGATGTTTTGTGGGGTATATTTATCCCAAGTCTCTTGAGAATCTTCGTCTAACGTCCATTTGGTGACGACGTAGGCGATACCTTTACCTTGGTGGGCAGATGTCCATCCTGTGAAAGCTGCAACCAGATCACTATCTGCTGCCTGTGTGGACGTTCCTAGATACTTGTTGATTTTGACAATCGTTTTTGAGTTCTTAGGCCCAAAGATCCCAGAGCCTGTAACGTTGCCACTATAATCTGGTGATGTACCAATATCGGTTTGCTGGATAACAACATCATCAAAATGCATATCCGTTATAGCATTGACTTCATGGCCTGCTAAGGCGATGGCGTAGTAAAGGTCTTTGTTATCGGTATTAGCTGTCCCGACAAATGCAATAGGCCCAGATACAAGAGTCTGACCATAGATGATCTTATAAGGCTCGGTTGTAGATTTAACTGTAGCTTGACGTGCCCGATCAGTATCGACTTTGGGCATTTCTACTTCAAAAAGGTTCATTACCTTTGAAGCAGCTACAGCAGCACCGACTACAACAACGCCACCAATTACCGCAGCTAATGCACCAGTTCCAGCCGCCCCAAGCGTCGCAGCAGAACCTATTCCAATTAATATCCCTTTAACTGTGGGTATTATCCAGCCCATATATCCCAACCTGATGCGATATGTTCTTCAGGAATTCTAATAATTCCCTTCTGTACCAGACATACTGCCGTATTGCCTAATTTAACGCCCATAACTTGGCCTTGAGGCGTTTTTACAACAACAGGGCATCCATCCTTTAAAGATTTTATATCTTCTGTAGGAGGCCCCAAAACGCTTGCAGCAGTGTCTTCCAGATCACCAAAATCTTTGATAATAGACTCAGCATCTGTCTCAGAATTATAGTGGAAATCGGCTAGATAGTCTTTGCCTGTAAGCTCTTTAACAATAAAACCTGCGAACTGACAACAATCCACTGAACCGTAATCAAAGTCTTTTCTTTCCCACTTATTTAGGGCTTGTAGGACTTTAATCATCTCATTTCTTCAGCTTCTTTGATGTCGCCTGGAGTCTGTGGGTTATCTACTGGGCCTTGTCCACCTGCTGATGCACCCCACTTGATCTTAGCGCCTTCAACTTTGTGGATGTGACTAAAGAACAAATCGCCAGAATATCTCTGCTGTTGGTTGGCGTTGGTGTACATCAGGTTTTTGGACTTATCAAATCGTGATAACTCAGACTCAGCAATAAGCTGTATAGCATCTCCGCCATCTGCCCCGACGGTGAGATTCATCTGATCCATGAACCCCGCCCAAACCTGGGCAGGCGTATCGATCAAAACATCATCAGAGTCTAAAACTCCGAGATAAACCGTAACAGGACGCATGAAGTAATCTTCAGTCAACGCAGCGCCTGAGATCGTGGCATCTAAACCAGACAGGGTAAGAGTAATAGCGTAGGGGCTAACATCTGTCCCTTCTTCTACTTTTGAGATAGAACCTAAGTCTCCGACGCCTAGCCAATTTGAAGTTGCCGTACCAGTTCCAGTGCCTGCACCTGTCGCTTGAAATGTGACACCTACGGTATTTGAACTAGCTCCAATTAAAGTGAAGTCAGTCGTTCCTACTGTTTCAATAGTGTATTGGACATCTATTTCAAAAGATCCAGCAGTAACTGATCCCCAAGAATAAGTCCCAAGTCCATTATGGACATGAAGCGTCCCAGACGGAAACTCCAGCTTGGCGAACATGACCAGATTAACATTTTGAGCCTGAAGCGCTGTATTAACCGCTGAAGAAAAGCCACGAGTCATGCAAGGACATCCTCAATAGCTTCAATTGTAAAGTTAGATACTCGTCCTGGCCTTGTATCCCATGAAGCAGTAGACATAACGATCATCACTGCTAGAGGCGTGACGAAGTTAATAGGATCGTTGTCATCAGGCGACTTCCTAAGTGGAGGAGCTATAGGAATCGTGATTTCACCTAGTCCATCAGTAGAGCAATCAGCCGTGACAATGTGGAACTCGTTATTGAATGCTACGTAGTCACCAGCTTTAAAGTAGTCCGTGTTAGTCAAATCAGCACCGTCTGCGATTAAACTAGAACCAGTCTGGCTTGCGCCTTTAACTAATAGATTTGTAACAGAATCTCCGCTAGGTGCATTACCTGATCGGTTATAACCGTAGTCGGTGAAATACATCCTATGGACTTGTCCATCTAACTTAGCCAGGAATGCTTGCATCTTGGCCCTATCAGCGCCTTGTAGATTGTTAAACGTCGCAGTGGTCTTCCAATACGAACCTTTTCTAGTCTGCGTTTGAACAGAGTTGGTCAGCGGAGACTGAAACATCTTGGTGTTCGTTACCAGTTCCCAAGTCTGCGTAGTCGGAGTTACACCTACCTCTGTGGCGAAGTTATAAGTTGTCATGCGAACCGCCTTCTACGCATAAGATCCTGAATCGTAGCGATAGTCTGTTGTGACGTTACCTGCATGGCTTGCTGGATCTTGATATCTACTTCTGGCCCTGAGCCACGAGCGTCTACGTTGTTAATTATAGTAATCCCTTGGACTTGGCCCTTGGTGTGATCAACAACCGTCTCATTCGGATGCAGAATTGCTGGGAAGCCACCCTTGCCATCCATACCGCCAGAACGTGAACCAACACCAGTGAAACCACCGCCGTCGAATGACTGAGCCTTAATCTGCGCTACTTGCCCTAATCCAGCGGCTACTGTTGCTGCTGCCATTGCAAAGTTTAATGGTGGCGGGTATGAACTCATCGCCAGGGTAGCGCCCTGGTATGTCTGCATGATTGCTTGTGCAATCTGGAAGGCTTTATTCAGTTGGAAGAGCTTTTTATTATTCTGAGCTATGCCTGAAAATTGATTGCTAAGTTCGCCAAGAACATGACTGGTTTGAGCCGTAGCCGACATCATCATAAACTCTTTTCGCTTCTTCTCGCCTTTAATGGCTTGTTCTTCAAAGAAACTGAGCTTCTTAACAGCTTCATCTAGCCCTTCAGTCATGGCGTCAGTGATAGCTTTGCCAGGGGCTTCATTCGCTATCGTTTCTGCAACCCGTCTGGTCCCTGCAATAATTTCTTCAAACGCTGCATTAATCCCTTCGCTTGGCAATGGCTGATTCAACATCTCAGCAGCTTGTTGCATACCCAATGCAATAGCGCCATCCATGTTGGCAACCATTTGCTCGACAGCACCAGTATCTATAAGATCCATTCCAAAGACACTAGCCATCTTGTTATATTTTTCGGCTAAATACGTGAAGACTGGATCTACTTTCTCCAAAATGATCTTAGTGACTTCTAGCAATTTGACAGATAGGTCTTTAAAGCCTAATCGGATGATAAATAATCCATCAGCAAGCTTTCCGTAAGCATTAAGAAGAACTTGAACGACTCGTTGACCAATCGTACCAAAGTCCTCGTTGTCTAATGCAGCTTGCCTAAAGTCATCAGCGACTACTTTGATTAACGGACTAAATGATGTGGCGAGTTGTTTGCCTA